CTGTATTACTTATTGATGATTGAGTTCCACCACCAGTAAAAGTAATTGTTGAAGCTGTTGAGCTTCCATCTGGCGCTGTTGTTGTATTTGCAACTACAGAAGAATTGTTTCTTGTCCAAATCGCATTAGTAAATGTATTGGACTGTAATAATAAATTCTGCCCAGTACCTTTTAATACTTCTGTCTGTCCTGTAATAGTAGTAAATGTACCTGCGGCTGGGGTAACTACACCAAGTGCGTTGGGGTAGTCTGAAGATATTTGTTTTTCTGCAGGGTAGTCACACCACACTGTTACAGTGCCGCTAAATGTGACAGCAGAACCTGAATTTGAGGAAGATAGAATTGTTGTACGGGTGAGCGTATTTGGGCTAGTTGAGTAGGTACCAAGGCCTACTTCCCAGTTTGTACCGTCTGTTGCACCATAATAAGTCGTATTACCATTGCCGATAGCCCCAAAAGACTGATAGCTTGTCATAGCCCCAGATAGCGTAAAGCTAACAGTCGTATTTGCTGTTGCGGTTTCTTGTACTCTATCTGCTAGTATAAAAGCCATATTATTGCCTATTGTCTATCAGCACCCATTGGGTACTTTCGGTGTTGTCTATTTTAACCCAAGCAAAGCCTATTGGGGTATCTAAAAGATTTACGTTTTCAGTTTGGGCTTTGTTAAATGTTGCGGCTACTTGGTTTATATCTACTAAAGATACATTTTCTATTGTTTTTGCTACGAAATTAAGCACTACAGAAGAAGATTCAGAAGCCCTAATAGCCTCAGTAATTGATGTAATAAAGGTAGCTACAACTGCCTCAGCATCGTATTCCGCTAAAATACTTTCTGAAACTACGCTTGCAAAAGCTGCAACAACTGATTCTAAATCCCCTACTGTAAAGGCCTCTATAATGGCATCTGCGTATGCTTTACCGCCTGTAGCTATATCTAACAAACTAAGTACTTCAGTAATTGAAGACGAGTAAGCTACTGGCGCTAACGCCGCAAAAGCAGGTTGAGCAAAGGCGGCGTATCCAAACACTTAATACTTACCTTCAGCAAAAACATTACAAAATACAGTGCCATCTTCGGCTGCTTCTATTTCATGCCATTCATTAGCAACTAAATTGATAGGTTGAGTTTCTTTAGTAACAAGAATTTCTTTTCCTTCTTTTCTTATCCAGCAAGAACCAGCCATGCACATGGTTGCATGAGCAAAGGTATGCTCATGTTTTGGCAAACCTTCACCTTTGTTTGCGTGAAAAATATTTAATGTTGCTCCATCATAGTTAAAACTATGTGCCGGAGGTATTTGAACTACATTGCTCATAATGTTTGAACTCCAGTAGATAATGGTTTTGTTAAAGGCGGCCAACTTTCCCAAGTTAAATAATTTATTACAAAATGTTTTTGAGCATTAATTTGCGCTTGAGATAATGTTTGTTTAGCATTATCAAGCCCTACTGACTGTATGTAAAAACCATTAACAACATCAAATATTTCATAAACTTGATCATTATTTTGTAATTCATTATCTAAATTACAAGTTACCCAAGTAGCATTTTGACTTGGATCAACATCTTTATTTACTGAAAATAAATTTAAATTTTCTGATAGCCAAATACTTCTTCTTGTAGCAATTTCATTAATTGCATCATTTTCAGTGCCAATAACAAAAGTACCTGTATATCCTTCTGTTTTACCAGCATCTATAGTTGCCTGATCTAAACAAAAAAATAACGAAGTGGAAAGATCTCCATTTAAAATTGTATATATCACGATACTGTTCCCCATACTCTAGTTGTATTACCAGAAACCCAAGTAACTGTTTTACCGTTAAGGTTAACCGCTTTTCCTCCGCCACCACCACCTGCACCGTTTCCGCTGCTACCACCGCTAGCACCCCAGCCACCACCACCACCACCTGAATAGATAGTGCCACCACCATTGCCACCCGCACCGTTAGATGATCCACCACCACCACCATTGCCACCACCACCGCCTGCACCACCACCAGTGCCTGAACCACCGCCAGTACCGGGGAATATACGACCACCTGCTCCACCACCAGCACTACAACATCCTTGATTAACGCCATTACAACCTACTTGACCAATAGCACCACCTACTGCACAACTTACATAAGCACCACCTCTACCACCATATCCACCGCCTGCTCCACCGCCACCAGCAAAGAAGCAAGCATTAAATCCTTGACCAGCACCGCCACCTCCGCCACCGCCGCCAATATAAGCGGAAGCGTTTGTATTATTAATGGTAATATTTACTCCAATACCTACGTTTAATGCTGGACCTGCGGTTCCACCTCCACCGCCATTACCCCTTCCGTCACCACCACGACCCATAATGTAACCATTATTAACTAAAGTTACAGTATCACCTGTAGTTCCACCGGTAAGATTTAATCCATATAAAGAAGTACTGTCACTCCACAGATAAATACCTGAATTATTGGTAATAGTAATATCTGATTTACCTGCTGAGTAACCGCCAATAGTGCTTACATCTTTCGCTGCGTTTTGGGTGTTAGTGGTAAATGTGAATGAAATAACTGCACGATTAGACTTTCCATAAAAATTGGTTGGCATAGTGATAGCACCACTTGGAACACCAGCTAAAGTTCTAACGGCAGCATCATTTAAACTAATTTGTGTTGTACCGTTTCCGCCGTTTTCGATTTCAATAGATACACCCGCTGTTGTTCCAGCGAGACTAATTGGTCCTGAAGAATTTAATGTCATATTAAAAACTTTTTAAATTAGTTTGTGGTTGTTTGATAAATTTTCTATGGTTATTTGGATAGTATTTATCGTCAATTTGTATATTTAATCTGTTTGTTTCGTTTAACGCATCAAAAAGTTTATTTTGTTCTTGCTCATCGGTTTTTCTTGCAGCAATTACGTCTACCAAAAGATAGGCTAAAAATTCATTAAATTGTTTGTCAGTTCTAAGTTTTGGTCCAGAAAATTTATTTGGTACTTCATAAAGCGTGTAATTAAAAGTAAAAAGATTTTTGTCTTCCCATTGAGCAAGGTTAGATCCGGCAAATTCCAAAACAATTTCGGCATATTCGCCAGTCAATATTTTTACTCTTGTTTGAAGTAAATTTAAATCAGAATATTCATAAACAAAATCAATACCATTTTTCATTTGTTTTTCAGTACTTTTACTTTTTCATTTAATTCCACAATTGCGGCAAAAGCCAAAGCAACTAATTTAGCGTAGTCTACCGCCAAACTGCCGTCTTCTCTAGTGCGTACTGCTAATGGGAACACCATTTTAACATCTTGTGCGATAACACCAAAGTCTTCTTTTTGGACAAAATAGCCGTCTGCCCCACCATGAGCTTCTAAATAAGCGTCTGTCCAATCAAAAGTCTTGCCGCCAATAGCACTAACAATTTCAAGAGCATTTGGAATATCTTGAATGTTTTCTTTTAATGTACGGTCTGATGAATAGTAAGCTGTAATGTTATTGGTAGCACGAATTTCTCCTGCCGTAGTTGAACCGGCAGTGCCTACACCAATAGAGTTAAACTGTGAGTTCTGGGTTGTGCTTGTAAATGTGGCAGCAGAGCCTGTGGTGTTTTGATTCCATGTAGGAACTGTACCTGTAAGCCCAGAATAAGGAAGCGTGCAGTTAGTTAAAGTTCCACTAGAAGGAGTGCCTAGTGCACCATTTACAGTAACATAAGAACCAGCAGCTTGTTTTCCGTTAAATGTATTCCAGTCAGTTGAAGTAATATATCCTGAAACAGAAGTTGTAGCTACAGGGATACCAATAGAAACTGCACTTGAACCATTATAACTTGTGCCTGTTAGTGGAGAGCTAATAGTTAAAGCGTTTGTTACAGACCCAGCTGAACCCGATGTATTTTGGTTTAAAGTAGGGAACGTACAGTTAGTCAAATTTCCAGAAACGGGAGTACCTAAAGCCGTAGCGTTACCGCTTGCATCCAAACTAATATTTCGGCCCGCTGGATAAGTAACAAAGATGTTAACTGTGCCAACAAAAGTAACGGCAGCATTTGAATTGCTTGATTGATATATTGTAGTGCGAGTAAGGATCGGCCCAGTAGTTGAATATGTACCAAGACCTGTTTCCCAATTTCCAGAAGCATCGAACGCTGAGTAATAAGTTGTATTGCCATTGCCAACAACAGCAAAAGACTGGAAGCCAGTAACAGAGCCGCTTAAAGTAAAACTAACGGTTGTATTTGCCACGCCCGTTTGTTGCACACGGTCTGCTAAGACAAGAGCCATATTAAGCTCCTAATTACGACGTGGCAGTTGTCGAATAAGTCACAGCAAGGCTGTCTCCACTAGCTACAGTTTTTGAGCCACCAGTAAAGTTACCAGCAGAATACAAAACACCAGTAGTTGTATCTTTAGTAGCAGAAGCAGAAGCACCGGAGTTAATAAAGCAGCCATTAACAGTACCAGAGCTAGTCATAGAGAAAGTTAATGCAGAGGCAGTCTTAGTAGTTACATTTGATGGCGTTGTGCCTGTAGAAGTAGCAGCAGACCAGTTTGGAGCTTGACGATTGCCTGTATAAGCTGGGGCATTAGTACCACCAACTTCAGTCCAAGTATGTGAAGCCATAGTATCAGCGGCTGTGTAAGTAGCTGTACCACCACAAAGACCTAGGTAGTTAGCGCCAGCAGCTGTACCACCGGCAGTACCAGTAGCGCCGAAGTAAAAGTCAAAAAGGGCTTGTTTGCCTACAGCAGTAACTAAGTTAGGAGCTTTATCTTCCCACTTTAGGTTACCTTCAGAGTCAAAGCACTTAACATCATACCAACCTTGGATTCCCAAAGTTTCGTTGTGCTGTGCGCCACGGGTTACTGATGCGCTTGCGCTATCACCAAAGTTTGCTAATTCATTGCTCATATAATGCTCCTTAACTAAAACGAATAATGGCGTCTGATGCGGTATCTGCCGGAAAAGTTATTGTAAATGTATTTGAAGCAGTTTTATCTGATCCAAAATTTAAAACACAAATTGATGCTCCTGTACTGCTATTATATATTAAAGCCCCACGGCAAGTAAATGCTGCTGGATTCCAAGTTACATTGGAAAATGATACATAAACCGTATTTGCAGTAGCATTTGCTGCTGGTGGAATAACCGTTAAAATTTTTCCACCAGCCGTATATCCGGTTCCTGTAATTTCATTGGTTGTTGTATAGGATGTCGTTGAATTATCTAAGCTTGCATTGCCATTATATAGGGCTATTTTATAGATATAAGGCGTTCCTGCAGCAAAATTCTCTAAACCGGATAAGCAATTTTGTTTAAAAATAGTGGTTTGACCTTGGGATATTGTCATGGATTTACCGCAATCTTAGCTTGACCATTGCGATAAGCATCACCACGCTCCAAACCTGTTCCAAGACGATTTAATTGCTGCATAGCTTCTTGATATTTATTTTCATAATAGCCAATTAAGTCTGCCTCACCCTTCATAAAGAGCATAGCTTCACGCATAGATCCATAGAATAGTACTGGGTCATAATTATCCCCAAGCCAGCTAGTTCCGCTTGAATTAGATATAGTAGCAACTGTAATTGCAAATCCTGATCCAGTAGAGCCTAAAGATGAGCAAAATAAAATATCACCCACGACATAAAAATTACCGCCAAACTTAAGGCTACAGGATGTGACGACTCCACCAACAATAACAATGTCTGCAGTTGCATTAGCACCCGAACCTCCAGTTAATGGAACATTTTGATATACGCCATTGGTATATAGCGAGCCAGCAACTAGTGTATTTAGCGTAGCAATCTGGCCTTGTACGATAGTTGGTGGGTAGTAATAGTAGTGCATTTCTACCGTATAGCTAGCATCCGGTGTAGGAGCTAAAATAAGAGACATTTCATTTACATTAGTATATTGACTACCAAATAATGAATAATACTGTGGAACACCTTGTGGAGTTCCTTGATACGTACTATTTGATAATACAACGCTTGGATATGCTTCTCGCAAATAGTTAACATCTTTATTTAAAAGATAGTTATATTTGTTGTTTGAGTCAATAATAGCAATTGAATAATTGGAAAGCCAATCATTTGGAAGAGATAAGTATTGATTTCCTGAGCTTACG